GTTCGTGGACGAGAGCCAGACAATATCCGAGGCTAGCCTCAAGGCGCTGACTCCTACGCTCAGAACCGCAGGCTCAGAGATCTGGATGGCAGCTAACCCAAGGTCTGCCGCTGATCCATTCTTCCTACGATTCGTTAAGCCGTTTGAGAAAGAGCTGCGGCGTGATGGCGTATACGAGGATGAGCATCACACGATTGTCTGGATGAACTACAATGACAATCCTGCTTTCCCAGAAGTCTTAGAGCAAGAGCGAGCCTATGACCAAGCGCATATGTCTCCTGCTCTGTACTCTCACGTTTGGGAAGGCGAGACGTATGATGAGCATGATGACTCAATCATTCCTGTTGAATGGTTCTTGTCGGCAGTAGATGCACACATAAAGCTAGGCTGGAAGGCTGAAGGCACTGTCATTGCGTCTCACGATCCATCGGATGAAGGTGGCGACAGCAACGGCTTCGTGCTTAGGCACTGCAACGTGATTTTAGCTGTTTGCGAAATGGTAACAGGTGACGCTAGTGAAGGCATGGATTGGGCGCTGGACAAGGCGCTAAAGGCCAACGCTGACCACTTCCTATGGGATGCAGACGGCTTAGGCGTCTCTCTCAAGCGGCAGGTAGATCAGGCGCTGGCTGGCAAGAACGGTATTACTTATTCAATGTTCAAAGGCTCAGAGGCAGCAGAAGACCCAGAGATGCCGTACACCAGCGGTGGCACTGAGCGTAACAAGACTAACCGTGAGACCTTCAGGAACAAGAGAGCGCAGTTCTGGTGGAAGCTAAGAGACAGGTTCGAGGCCACGCATAGAGCTGTAACCAAAGGCGAGTATGTGAACCCAGAGGATATGATCAGTCTGTCCTCTGAGATAGCGGTACTGGATCAGCTCAGAGCTGAGGTCTGCCGCATACCACTCAAGCGCAACAATGCTGGTAAGATACAGATATTAAGCAAAGCGGAGATGGCTAAGCCTCCGTATCGGTTACCGAGTCCAAACATGGGTGATGCGCTGATGATGTCGCTGCACTCACCTAAAGCACTAAACAAACAGAAAGTTGTCCTCAACTTCAGCGGCTGGAAGCATCATGGATAAAGACGATTACGAATACGAGAAAGACTCCAAGAAAGAGTACGGCGAAGATGTCTATGACTCTAGCAAGTACGATGACCACGAGTACGTTGCTGGCCTGTTAGCTGCATCTCAGGAAGCAGACCAAGACCTGCGCGACAATGCTCGTGAGGCTGCGCTGTTCGTTGATAAGCGTGATGGTCAATGGGAGCCGTACTGGTACAACAACGCTGCTGAGAGCAAGTCTCCACGCTACAGCTTTGACATGGTGAATCCGATCATTGATCAGGTCTGCTCCGAGATTGACCAAGCGTCATTTGATGTCTCTGTCTCGCCTGCTGGCGGTAACAGCACCAAGGACATTGCAAACACCTACTCAGGCATTGTCAGAAACATAGAGTCTATGTCTGATGCCAGTGAGGTCTACAACCACGCTGCTCGCAACATGGTGACTACTGGCTTCGGCGCTTGGCGTGTTGTGCATAAGTTTGTGAGTCAGGACCGCTTTGACCAAGACCTATTCATTGAGCCGATTGGCAACTCTATAGACCGTGTATGGTTTGATCCTGCGGCAGAGAAGCAAGACAAGTCAGACAGCCGCTATTGCTTTGTCCTTCACGCTATTGGCAAGGATGAGTACGACAGACGCTGGCCTGAAGGCTCTGGTGAGTCAGTTGATGAAGGCCGTGATGGTGAGGCTTACTATGACAAGGCTGAGGTCGTAGTCATTGGTGAGTTGCTGTACTGCGAAGAGGAAGAGCGCGAGCTAGTCATGATGTCTAATGGCATGGTTCATGAGGCTGATGATGACTTCAAAAAGATAGCTGATGAGCTTGAGGCCATTGGTGTGACAGAAGTCCGTAGGCGCAAACGTGTCAAGAAAGAGGTTTGCTCACGGTTATTTGACGCTAGTGATTGGCTCGAAGAGAAGAAAGAGACAGTCTTCAGCATGATTCCGGTTGTGCCTATCTACGCTAACTACAAGATCTTTGAGAACAAGACGATCTTCTGGGGATTTGTAGAGAAGCTCATGGACTCACAGCGAGTCTTGAACTACTCAGTCAGCCGTGAGGTAGCAGAGACTAGCCTTGCACCACGCACCAAGTATTGGATGACAATGAGTCAAGCTGCTGGTCATGAGTCTTCACTACAGACCTTGAACACTAACCACGATCCGGTTCAGTTCTTCAACGTAGATCCTGAGTTCCCGCAAGTGCCTCAGCAGCAAGGTGGCGCACAGATCAACCCAGCGCTACGCACAATGTCTGAATCTATGCGAGGCATGATTACTTACGCCTCTGGTATGTTCTCCAGCAACATGGGCGACAATCCACAGAACCAATCTGGCGTGGCAATCAATGCGCTTCAGAACAAAGGTGACAATTCCACGATCAAATACTTCAAAGCCTTGGAGTACGGCATCCGTGCCACAGGTCGCATCTTGGTGTCTGCTATCCCAGAGATATACGACTCAGCGCGTACTGTGAGGCTGCTGAAGGAAGACAATACCTATGACGTTGCTGACATCAACCAGAAGGTCATAGACCAGCAGACAGGCGATGTGGTGATCATGAACGATCTGTCGGTCGGTAACTATGACGTACAGGTCAAGGCTGGTGCGAGCTTCAAGAACCGTCAGCAGGAAACAATTGAGACAATCATTGAGATTGCCAAGGTTGATCCAAGCATCCTCCAGATCGCTGGTGATGTCCTGCTGGACAACGTAGCCACTGCCTCAGCTCAGCAGATCTCTGACCGCAAACGCGCACAGATGATAACTGCTGGTTTGATTCCTCAAGAGCAAATGACTCAAGAAGAACTGGCGGCAGCGCAACAGCAGCAAGGCGAGCCACAGCAAGATCCGAACATGGTTCTCGCAATGGCAGAGCAGATGAAAGCTGAGGCTGAGATGATGCGGGCGCAGATAGAGCAGGCCAAGCTACAGAACGAGCAGATGAAGCTACAGCTAGAAGCTCAGAAGCTCCAGACGCAGATGCAAGGCGATCAGGCAGAAAGCCAGATTGACTTCTTCAACGCCGAGACTAAGCGCATGGAGACTCAGATCAAGGCTCAGCAGGCAGGTGCTACGATAGACAGGACAAGCGCACAGGCAGTAGGCGAGCAGCTCAACAACCAAGAGAAGATGGCTGACATCAGCGACAGGCAGCGCGCCGAGGCCGAGAGGATGCGAGCCGAAGCTCAACTCCGAGGCATGAGGTATATGTCTGACTCTGAGATAGCGAGAATGCAGAATGGCTGAACCAAGGTATAGGTACGGAGGAGACAGCGCCATAGGTGCGCTGCTCCTGCCTGAGCGCCGAGAGATCCTGCAAGAAGAGCAGAACCAGTTCATTGGCTATGATGACCGTGGTCAGGCCATAGTCCAAACTCTACCTGCCCAGTACGGAGAGTCTGAAGTAGACTTCTCATACAGTCCTATAGTCAGAGGCGCTAAAGCTACTGGCTCTTTCCTCAGTGACATCTTCTTTGGTGATGCTAACGAGCAGTCAGAAGCTGCTGGCAAAGCTGTCAGCGCAGTCCGTGGAGTGGCAGGAGGTCTAGTAGATTACGCCTCTGATCAATATCAGGCAGGCATGGCAGGCGGCACTACCTATGACCCTGAGACTCGGCAGATAACTGAGTTTGATCCTACAGCAGTAATGGTTAGCGGCGCTCCTGCTGGTATTCAGGCCGCAAGGAACACTCCTAGCAATCAAGTAATTTTTGGCACAATGGGAAGCAAAACAGCCAACTATACTCCTGAACAAAGAAGAGCAATGGATGAGCTAGAAAGGCAAGGAATGGATACTTAGAATCTATTCTTGCATGGCACATCTGATGATATAAGACAGCCAACATCTAGCAGAACAGGCTCTAGAGATTCTGGTTTTATAGGAAAAGGTTTCTACGGTGCTACACCAGAAGGATCTAGGATATCTGATTTCTATGCAAATACGGCAGCTCCTAGATTTAGAAATGAAGCAGGAGACTACAGTGAGCCTAATGTTTTTCCATATATAACAAAGCGTGGAAACTATAAGCAGTATTCTTTAATGGACAAGGCTGGGATGGGCATTGTCGCTCAAAGAAATCCTGAATACAGCCAGAATTTAACTCAAAAAAATATAGATGAAGGCTTTATCGGTAGATCGGAAGAGC